ATAAACTATTATCACCAACAGATTGGCAAGTAATTAGAAAAGCAGAAAGAGATATTGCTATTGATGATGATGTAAAAACAGAAAGAGCAAAAATATTAGCAGAGTATGATAAAAAGAAAAAAGAGGTAAATGCTAAAAAGAAATATGAAACTCTTTTAAGTTATGATACTACTTTTTTTCCTGTAAAACTTGACTAATGGGTTTAGGCAAAAGATTAATACAAACAGGTTCAGCAGCTTGTCTTACTGAAACTACTGATATATTTGGAGACTCAAGTGGTAAGGCATTATACTCAATGGATTATGATGCAAGTGATACTTCAGGAGCCTATAGTGGAACACCTACTGATGTTGACTTTGGTGTTTCAGGAAAGACTGTAAATGGTGCAAGATTTAATGGTAGTAGTAGTGTAATAGCATTACCATCTTCAGCACCTTTTGGTGATGATGACACTATCAAATCTATAAGTGCTTGGGTTAAATTAACTACAACTTCATCAATAGGAGTTGTTTATACTGTTTCTTCAAGTACTAATGCAAGTGATTATTTTACAATGCAAGTAAGAGGGGATTTAAACACAGTATTTATTACATCAAGAAACGGAAGTACATCTAACTCCTTTAATGACCAAATTGCAATTACCCCTGATACAAATTGGCACCATTACGTTTTTCAACTTGGAAGTACTGAAAGAGAAATTTATATTGATGGAGTTAAAAAAACCTTAACAAAATCTAATGCTGGAACTGCAACAGATACATCTTGGATTAGTTACCCTGTTTATGACAATACAATTCATTCTGACATAGGTTTAGGAAGAAGAAGTAGTGCTTATTACTCTGCTATGACTTTAGACCAAGTAAGGATGTTTAGTAGGGTATTAACAGGAACAGAAATTTCTACTTTATACAATAGTGGAAACGGAGAAACTGCGTGTGTACATACATCTACAACTGATAACAATGATTTCCCTGTTACAAATACTGCTTATTACAAATTAGACAATTCAGCAGAAGATAGCCATTCAGGTACTTATGATGGTACTCAAGTGGGTGATTTTGAATATAGATTTGGAAAGTATGGTCAAGCGGCAGTTTTTAATGGAAGCAATAGTTATATTACAGTTCCAGCTCTTTCAGGTTTTACCAATTACAATTTCACTATGAGTTTTTGGTTTAACTCTACGAGTACCGCAGCTCAATATTTTATAGACTTTAGAAACCCAATATATATGGAATTTGGGTATGATATTGGTAGTGGTGCATATAATAACACCTATTCTTTTGTTATATATACAGGTACCCAATATGCAATCCATTCAAGTGCAGATTTAAGAGATGGGAATTGGCATCATATTGCAGTAACTTATGATGGTGCAACCCTTAAAATGTATATAGATAACGATACTCCTATCACAAGCACTATTAATGATAATACTCAATATGCAGGTACAGGAAATGTAATTGGCGGAGCAGTAGGTGGCTCAGCAATTATGGATGGAAAAATAGACCAACTGCGTATTTTTTCAAGTGAGCTTTCAAGTAGCCAAATAACCCAACTTTACAACGAAAAACCTGAAACAGATACATCTAACTTTAAGGCTGTATTGTATGAGGGTACAGGTGCAGGTAATCATTATGTTTCTAATGTTGGTTTTCAGCCAGACTTAGTTTGGTTAAAAAATCGTGATGCATCAGCAAATCATAAATTATATGATTCGGTTAGGAATGAAGTTCTTGAATCAAACACAACAGCAGCAAGTGGTTCTACAACGCAAATAACAAGTTTAGATGCTAATGGATTTACTTTAGGAGGTAGTGCTTCAGTTTATAATGGCTCAAATACAGATTATGTAGCTTGGGTATTTAAAGGCGGAGGAGATGCGGTTACAGACAATTCAGGAGATGTTTCTGCGGAAATATCTGCAAACACTGACTTAGGATTTAGCATAGTAAAATATAATGATTCAGGCACAAGCGGTCAAACTGTAGCTCACGGATTAGATAGTGCACCTACAGTTATGATTACAAAAACTACAGATACCGCTACTGATTGGGTTGTTTATACTACTCTTATAGATGGTGGTATGGACTATTTAAAGTTAAATGATAATGTTGCAGCAGCAGCAAGTAGTTTGACTGTTCCAACAAGTAGTTTTATATATTCAAGAGGGCAAAGTAGCACAAGCATAATAAATTATCTTTTCCATTCAGTAAATGGAATTAGTAAGATGGGTACTTATGAAGGGAATGGCACAACTGATAATAAAATCTATACAACTAATGATGGTACATCAACAGGCTCAAATGGATTCAAGCCAAGTTTTGTGATGCTTAAAAATTTAGATACAAGTAATACAAGGTGGATTATAATGGATACTGCAAGAGACCCAGTAAATACCGCTTATCGCGTGTTATCGGCAAATCTTTCAAATGCAGAAAGTGATTCTACAGCATATTGGTTAATGGATTTTGAAAGCGATGGCTTTAGGCTAAAGTATGGTGCTGATAATGAGTTTAATAAAAGTGGCGATACATTTATATATATGGCTTTTAAATAAAATCGAGTGGAAGATTTGAAGATATTTGGACTATACGCAGCAAACCTATTTGCTTTGGCATTTAGTGTAAGTGAGATTAATGAATACTTACAAATGTTTGTAATGGGTGCAACCTTGACATTTACAATCATACAAATATATAAAGCGTTAAAGAAATGAAAATGCCAAGCAACGGAGTAGCAAAAGATATAAGGCACTATATTGGTGCTTTAGTAGTGTTTTTTCTTGTAGTAATTATTTTGTTTTATTTGACTAAATATAAAATTCCAAATGAAAATGCACAAATAGTAAATACTATTATAGGTATGATTGTAGCTTCATTAGCTATGGTTATAAGTTC